AGAACCAGTCGTGATACGGTTGATTATATCTTTGGTGAAGATACACTTAAACAGTATGTTGATGCTTATCCTGTTGAAATGTATTTAGAAGATGTAACGGGTATGGAAGGTGAACAAGACTTTATTTCTAAATTTGGTCTTGAAATTCGTGATGAAATTAGATTACTTGTTTCTCGCCGTAGATTTGCAGCTAACATTCCACAAACAAGACCAAAAGAAGGTGATTTAATTTATGTTCCTTTGGTTCAAAACTTCTTTGAAATTACTTTCGTAGAACATGAAAACGAATCGGCTATGTTTTACACATTAGGCCGTGGTCGTGGCGCCAATGTTTATGTCTATGCACTTAAACTTAAACAGTTTGTATTTTCTAATGAAATTATTGAAACAGGTGTTGCTCAAATTGATGAACAAGTTCGTGATGAATACCCAAGAACAAAGATTACAATTACCGCTGGCGGTTCTGGCAAATATGTTAATGATGAGTTTGTTTATGTTGGTGCTAATCTAGCTTCTGCTACTGCACAAGCATTAGTTTATGATTTTGTTCCAAATACATATATTGAAGTTTATAGAACCATTGGAACATTCAGTTCAGGCACACTAAAAGGTAATACAAGTAATGCTCAATGGACAATTAGTACCGTTGATAGTTTAACAGAAATGAATACTGCCTTTGAAGATATACAAGATAATGCCCGTATTGAAGCTGAAAGTGATGGTATTATTGATTGGACAGAAACAAATCCGTTTGGTGGTGATTAATGCTAGGTAATGCTCAATTTTATAATAGAACAATACGAAAAGTTGTAGTGGCTTTTGGTTCTCTTTTCAATGATATTATTTTACAAAGGTATACATTGGATGGAGCAACCAAAAAAGAAGTGTTCAGAGTTCCATTATCCTATGGTTCCAAAGAGAAGTATTTAACTCGTATTACTTCTGACCCTAACTTAACTAAATCTGTCGCCACGGTCGTTCCTCGTATATCCTTTGAACTAATTGGATTGACTTATGATGCTTCTCGTAAGCAAATTTCCACTCTACAAAACTTTTCATACAATACTACCGATGGGCTCAAAACACAATACGCTCCAATTCCATATAACTTTGATTTTACCTTATCAATTTATGTGAGAAACCATGAAGACGGCACACAAATACTTGAACAAATATTGCCGTTTTTTACACCAGATTTTAATGTGACTGTTAATTTCAATTCAAACATGACACAGAAATATGATATGCCTATCATACTTAATTCAGCTTCACCAGAGGTTGATTATGAAGGTGATATGTTATCAACACGATTAATTATTTGGACTTTAGATTTTACAGCCAAAGGATTTATTTACCCACCAGTCAAAACGAGCCAAAGTATTATTGAGCAAGCAAATACAAACCTACATATTGATACTATCTCAAGAACTTCACAGAAAGTTTTTGTAGATTATGCCAATGGTTCTAATTACTTTGTTGAAGAAGAAACTATCTTTGTAGAAGACCGTGGTGTCACAGGTGATGTGGCTTACTTCAGTAACTCAAATACAGGCGTTCTAGTAGTTGGTAATCTCAATAAACCATTACAAGCTAATGACATTGTTATTGGTACCCAAACAAACGCTAAATACACCATTACAACTGTTGATGCTAATCCAGTTAAAACTGTTATAATCATTACCAATCCAGACCCAATCACAGCTAACGCTGATGATGACTTTGGATTTACTGAAACCATTTATGAGTATCCTGATTCACCATGAGTAAATTAAATAATAAAATAAGTGAAGCACTTAACACAGACCCCATAGAAATCAACCCTGTGGTTGAAGTCATGCCAAGTGAAGTTGTTCCAATGAATGAAGTTGATGAAGATGCCAACTTTGCTCGTAGTAATATTAGAACACTTATTACCAAAGGCAATCAAGCCATGGACCAATTACTAGCTGTTGCAAAAGAATCAGAACATCCTCGTGCATATGAAGTGGCTGCAACACTTATTAAAAGTTTGGCAGACATGAATAAAGATTTATTAGATTTGCAAAAGAAACGCAAAGATTTATCACCAAACGCTGAGGGCGCTAAAACTCTAAATGTAGATAAGGCTGTTTTTGTTGGTTCTACAACAGAATTAGTTAAGTTTTTGAAGAACAATAAATAGGAACTATTATGGAAAAATTAATTGAACAACTTAAAGTGATTCTTGGTACAAACTTTGGTTTGTATTTTAAGGCACACTCATTTCATTGGAATATTGAAGGTCCAAATTTCAATGATTATCACACCTTTTTAGGCACACTTTACACTCAAATATGGAATAATACCGATTTGATTAGTGAAAAGATTCGTATGCTAGGTGCGTATTCACCAACAGGTTTAGATAGAATGTTAGAACTCTGTGACATTGAAGACAATGAAAACATTCCATCAGCTATTGGTATGATGTCAAGATTGAAAGCTGATAATGATAGATTCATTGTTCATTTGAGAGCTGGTATTGTTCTTGCTGACCAAGCAGGTGAACCAGCAATTTCTAATTTCTTACAGGATATATTAGACCAACACCAAAAACACGCATGGTTCTTGAGTAGTCTAATTAAATAAAATGTCTGACGGATACCTTGGTAATGACCGCCTTAAACGGGTGGGTGTTGAACTATCTTACACAGAAGAACAAGTAGCAGAAATTATTAAGTGTACCGAAGACCCGGTACATTTTATACGAAACTATGTAAAGATTGTGAATGTGGACCACGGTTTGGTTCCATTTGATATGTGGCCATTCCAAGAAGAAATGGTCAATACATTTCACAATAATCGTTTTTGTATTGCAAAGATGCCTCGTCAGGTTGGTAAAACAACCACCACAGTAGGTTATATGTTATGGTCTGTTTTATTTAATCCAGATTATACAGTTGGTATTCTTGCAAACAAGGGTTCATTAGCTCGTGAGATTTTAGATAGGTTAACCAAGGCTTATGAATATTTGCCATTATGGTTACAACAAGGTGTGGTAGTTTGGAATAAAGGTAATATTGAATTAGAAAACGGGTCAAAGATATTTGCATATGCAACATCCGCAGCCGGTGTCCGAGGTGGTTCTTATAATCTGATATTCCTTGATGAGTTTGCGTTTGTGCCCCACAATATGGCACAAGACTTCTTTCAATCAACATATCCTGTGATTTCTTCTGGTCAAACGACCAAAGTTATTATTGTATCTACACCAAACGGGTTGAATCAGTTTTATAAAATGTGGACTGACGCAATTGAAGGTCGTTCTACATACAAACCACTTGAAGTGCATTGGTCAATGGTACCAGGTCGTGATGTAAAGTGGAAAGAAGAAACAATACGAAACACAAGCGAAGAACAGTTCCGTGTTGAGTTTGAAACAGAATTTATTGGTTCTTCAGCTACATTGATTTCTGGAACCAAGTTAAGAAGTTTAGCATTTCATAATCCAATATCTTCAGATGAAGGGTTGGACATATACGAACAACCTATACCTGGTCGTTTGTATATAGCAACGGTTGACTGTGCTGAGGGTGTAGAGGCTGACTATTCTACCATTAATGTGGTTGATGTGACAGAAACTCCTTATAGGCAGGTCGCTAAATATAGAAATAATAAATTGCCTTTATTGTTCTTTCCAACCATCATTTATTCGGTGGCCAAAAAGTATAATGAAGCGTATGCGTTAATTGAAACAAATAACATTGGTCAACAAGTGGTTGACATTTTACACTATGATTTAGAATATGAAAACATTTATAAGCTAGAACACCACCATATCAAGGGTCAGAGTATATCAGCTGGTTTTAAACGGTCTACTTCTTTTGGTATCAAAACAACCAAATCTGTAAAGAAAATTGGGTGTGCTAACTTAAAAACACTTATTGAAAACGATAAGTTAATCATTAATGACTTTGACACAATAGCTGAAATGAATACCTTTTCAAGGGTTCGTGATAGTTATGCAGCTGAAGAAGGCAACAATGACGATTTGGTGATGGGTTTAGTTCTATTTGCATGGTTGACAGCACAGACTTTCTTTAAAGATTCTACAAGTATTGATGTAAGAAAGTTAATGTTGGCAGAACAAAATATGTTGGTTGATGAAGATTTAGCCCCTGTAGGTATCATAGATGACGGAAAACGAGAAGAAATTACGATTGACCGTGAAAATAATGATATTTGGACAGAAAGAGGTTATACTCCTTCAACTTTCTAAAAAACTAAATAGACTATAAAAAGAATTTAACAACAACACTATATTATTCGTAAAGCTATTATTTAAAGGAGAAATCCAATGGCATTTCAGCTCTCACCTGGGGTAAATGTATCAGAAGTAGATTTGACTACAATTGTCCCTTCAGTTCCAACTTCAATTGGAGCATTTGCGGGGGTGTTTTTGTGGGGTCCAGTCGGTGAAATTGTAACTATTTCAGATGAGGTAAATCTAGCAGATAGATTTGGCAAACCAACTTCTGATAACTATGAATACTGGTTCTCAGCAGCAAACTTCCTAGCATACTCAAATAATCTTAAAGTTGTTCGTGCGGCTAATGTCGCATCAACAAAGAATGCTGTATCTAACGGTTCAGCAGTATTAATTAAAAACGATGACGATTGGTTAGATAATCGTTCAAGTGGTGCAATCACATATGGTGAATTTGCAGCTCGCTATGCAGGTGCTTTAGGTAACTCACTTAAAGTTTCTCTTGCTGATGCAAACACATATACTGGTTGGGCTTATGCAACACAATTCACATCAGCACCAGGTACTTCAACATACACATCAAATGCTGGTGGCGCTAATGACGAAATTCATATTATCGTTGTTGACGAAGATGGTAAATTTACAGGTACACAAGGTACCGTTCTTGAAAAATATGCTTTCGTATCTAAAGCTTCAGATGCTAAAGATGATTCAGGTAACACAAACTATTACAAGAATGTAATTGCAAATAAATCAAAATACATTCATTGGTTATCTCACCCAACAGCTAATACAGGTG